ATGGCGCGCATCACACGCCCCCTCACTAACAACGAAATTCTTAAAGCTAAACCCCGTGAAAAAGACTTCACCCTACATGATGGTGATGGTCTGTTCTTACTCATTAAGACCTCTGGTAAAAAACTTTGGCGTTTTCGCTACCAGCGACCAAACAGTGCCAGCCGCACAAATCTGAGCCTTGGCGCATATCCTGCCCTTACGCTTGCAGCAGCACGTCAGATACGCGATCAGCATTTGTCGCTATTAGCACATGGTATAGATCCTCAGCAGCAGCAAGAAATGGTTTCAGAACAACGAAAAATAGAGCTGGACAGCATTTTCTCTACAGTTGCTGCCAATTGGTTCCTGCTAAAGAGTAAAAGCGTCACACCGGATTATGCGAAAGACATTTGGCGCTCTTTAGATAAAGACGTGTTCCCTGCTATTGGCGGGATACCGGTTCAGGAGATCAAAGCCAGAACAATCATTGAAGCACTGGGGCCAATCAAAGCACGTGGTGCACTTGAGACCGTTCGTCGTCTGGTACAGCGTATTAATGAGATTATGATTTACGCAGTGAACACAGGCTTGATTGACGCTAATCCATCAACTGGTGTAGGCATGGCATTTGAGAGACCTAAAAAACAAAACATGCCCACGCTCAGGCCAGAAGAGTTACCGAAGCTAATGCGTTCTTTAAGTATGTCAAATCTGTCTGTTCCGACTCGCTGTCTTATTGAATGGCAACTCCTTACACTAGCTCGTCCTTCTGAGGCTTCCGGTGCTCGATGGGAGGAGATCGATCTCAATGCAAAACTCTGGACAATTCCCGCCGAACGAATGAAGGCAAACCGGGAACATATTGTTCCTTTATCAGTTCAAGCATTGGATATTCTTGATGTGATGAAATCTATCAGCGCTAATCAAGAACATGTTTTTCCGAGTAGGAATGATCCAAAAAAACCAATGAATAGCCAGACTGCGAATGCTGCCCTTAAGCGTATAGGCTTTGGAGGAAAACTTGTTGCTCATGGATTACGCTCTATCGCTAGTACTGCTATGAATGAAGCAAATTTCAATTCTGATGTCATTGAGACAGCATTAGCACATTGCGATAAAAATGAAGTACGCCGCGCATATAACAGAGCTGCTTACATGGAGCAACGTAAAGATTTAATGAAGTGGTGGGGAAATATAATTTACAAGTCTTAAACAGTTTAAATCCCCCTCAACTTAATAATTACCTATTAAGTTGAGGGAATTGTTTGTATCAATTATACCAAAAACCAAGAGTTAACTACTTACGAACATTTTTATTTTATCTTTTTTAATAGATAATTTTAAATTACATTCTAAAATACAAAGTTTATTTATCACTATTTTCTTCGTCTTCGTCTTCGTCTTCAATGAAAATAGATAAATCATTACTTTCTATTTCATCTACCGATACTTCATTGGCCTTGACGGTATCAATTAACATTTCAAAGTAAGCATTTTTGGACATCAAATTAAATATATACTCATTGACCTCATCTTCACTTTTATTTTCAACATCCTTCGTTATCACATTAACTGCATATGCTATAATCTTCCTTAAAATTATTACCTCCCCTCCAACCTCCACACCGTGAGCTGCTTTCAATATAAATGGGGAAACCTTTACTTCACTCCCATATTTAATTTTTAAGTATTTACCAAGTATAATTCTTGATAAACTTAGAATATGGAAACAGTTAGTATACATTAACTGTGTAAAAGAAGACTTATAGGACGGAAGTTCAGTAACTTGGTCAAGCATAATAAATGCGGCGTGAACATCTTCTGCTATAGTATCTTCATTGAAGATTCTTTCGTACAGCCCGTCTTTATTTTCCAAGCGAGATGTAAATAATAAATCAACTTCATCTAACCTTGCCGACATAGCAGAATTAACTATATCAACTGCACCTGCCAAATTAAAAGCCAAATGAGCAGCAGCCATAAATCTATTTGATATCTTTACGATGCCATCTGGAACGGTTCTAAATTCTCCATCTCTTTTTTCATACCAATAAGTAGTATTATAAAAATAATCCTGAATATTTTGCTGGATAATATCATTAGACCAAAAATCCCTCTCTGATACAGGGTTTTGCGAGTTAGTGTATTTTGTAACCTTCAAATCAAAGTCATCCCCCCCAGATTTTAAAAGTCTAAATGTTACTCTTGCTTCATCATCAAGGATTGCTCTTTGTTGTTCATTACAATCTTTATAAGCTAAATATATTGAATATGCTGTCTGTGCGCCATTTATTATCTGAAGACCTGTGATATTAAACTCTTCAGCCTCATTGCTTATTTTTGGCAGTCTTCTTGTTATGCCAGTAATTCCATTATTATAGTACCAAAAATAAGCTGGGTTTTTAATGATTGTATTTTTTATTTCCTCATTTATCTGTGAATTTAATATAGGATTGCGAACATTTTTAGTAAATAAAGAAACACCATATTTATTCACCAATTCATAAATCAATTTCGGTCTTATAAGAAATACATATGCAGAAAAAGGTGACTGAACTTCAATTGAATTATTATCTCCTTCTCTACAAATATTAATTTTAATCCTATCCAGACTTGAGTCATAGACATTTTCAAGTGGATTAGGAGAAAAACTGCCTTTATACTCCCTACTAATGTAATCTATCTTCAACCTATTAATATCAAAACCTTCAACATCAATATCACCACTTAGTGAGTTTTTGAATGACTTTATATTCCCTTCATAACCTGAGCAATTATTTTTCAAACATAAGTACACAACTTTTACGCGCCCGTTACTTTTTAAATGCTCTCTCAATCTATCGTATTGATTGTTAAATCTTGGATTTACCCCTTTTTCTTTATCACCTTTCAGTATACATTGCACATCATTCAAAAATGATTTTAGCTCTTTCCCATCAAACTCTGAGCCACAATTACCAATCTTATTCCACTTTGACTGAACAATATAGAAAGTAGTGTTACCCTGAGAATCGGTTTTATCTAAAATGATATCACATGAAAAATCGTCATGCCCATCAGTTATGTAATCCTCAACATCACTTATACCAGCATAAGTATTAAGGAACCATATAAGAAATGCGACAGATTTTTTTTGCTCATCTTGTTTCAACTTTTGAAAGTATGATGAATAAACATCACTCTTGATAACGAATTCTAATTCATTATCAATGTATTCGTAAAAATTTTCATTTCTCATTTTTTATGTCCATATTATTTATTCACTAAGAGTTTAGTTACATATAGCAACGTAATATTGTTTTTACCATATGCACGTCAAGATTACTATCGAGCAGTCATGTTGCGCGCAATGCTTTCCCCGCCACGCCTGCACGCTTAAAGGGTCGCTTTTAATGCAGGTGCATGAGTGGCCTCAGGCCGCACCAGAGCTGGCGCTGACGAGGGCGGCGGGGGTGTGAAAACGCATGCAAAGCCATGCACCTTACGCATGCATGGCTTAATTAGGGGAAATTAGCGGGATTTACGGGGATTTTCTGACGGGCTACTGCGCGGCCAGTTCTGCACGTTTATTCACGTAATTCTGGTTTTGTGCGGGTGTGTATTTTTCACGATTATCATCCCGCGAAGCCGCGTCAGGTCTGAATCCGATAGCCGTTAAAATGTCATTATCCTGTGCGGAATAATGAATTTTTTCACCGGCGGCCAGCCACCCCGACAGCGCCTCACGCAGGTAATCGACTGAATGCTGCATCACGCAGCGTGTGACGGCGGGATGCTGGCTGTTATATCCCATTAATTCAGGCGCAAGCGCGGCGGCCAGCTCTGCACCGTGCGCCTGCATAAAATCATTCAGCCGGTCACGAATACTGATGCGTTGCACGTTTTCATGTGAGCGAATATAACGACCGGCCGCCTGATTCATTTCCCATTTTTTCACGTCGATAATATCGCGCAGGGTTTGCAGACTCCGGGTGCGGCTGTCATCACCGGTGGCGATGAGTTCGCGGTATTCCCGTTCGGTATCGGTCAGCTCCTTTTTGCGGTTCAGCCAGGCGGCTTTATTCTTCAGGCAGTCTTCAAAAGCCTGCTGTAATGTCACGGTGGTCACGGGCGTTTCTCCTGATTATGGCGGAACGGTGAGCTGTAGCAGCCCTTTACCATCCGGGGCGACATCGGGATATCCGGCTGGGTCTGAGGTTTAAAGCTTTCAGGCGGTAACCGGATAATTTCTTCAATCGACTCGATGCTGCGAAAAGTGGATGAGCATTCGATATTGGTGCACTGGTGGTAGCGCTGTTTGACGTTATCCGAGAGATACCGGCTTGTGCGCGCATGCGCCGCTTTTTTGCAGAACGGGCAGTGCATCATTCCAGCAGCCCCCGCGCTTTCAGATCAGCTTCACGCTCACGCAGTTTGTTAAAGTAGGTCTGACGCTGGCCGTGGGTCACTGCCACGCCGTAATTCATGTGCGCCAGTGTCTCAGCCGACAGCCCGGCTTTAAACAGCACCGGTTCATCCGCCAGACGGATGTGACAGTCCTTCACCGCACGCTCAAGCCACGTTTTCACCTCCTGCATGACCGCTTTATCGGGTTCGACATAGCCCTGAATCCCGACGGTATTCGCAAGCGGGTTCCCCAGCGCCAGCATTTTCAGCTTCATCGCCCGGACAAGCGCTCCGCACGTCTGACGCAGCGCGTTATCCAGCTCCTTTCCGGCGTACTCGCTCAGCACATTATGATGCGCCTGACGGTACTTTCTGGCCGAGATGTCACAGGAGGCTTTGAGGCGGTCGCTGTCATAGGCCAGCACCTCAGCCAGACGGTCGCATTCCTGCGCCAGCTCGCGGGAGGCCACGCGCGCCAGATGCTGCTGTTTCAGCTCGTCCGTCAGCATTGCCCCTCCGGCACGAAAGGCCGTGCGCCATACGCTGGCCTCGCTGCCGCTTGCCTTTTCGAGCTCAGCTTTCTGCTCTTTGGTTCGGGTCATCGCCGTGGTGGTGTCATCCATCTGACGGGCGTTTTCGAGATGGGCGGCTCTGGCTGCGTCCAGTTGCTGGAATGCCGGTTTCAGGTAATCAGGGATAGTGGTGGTCATGGTGCGTCTCCTCAGTCGTGTCAGGTTGAGTAGATTCTGCCGTGCGCCACACAACAACTCGACTCATTGCCGTTGTGGCAGGAATGGCACAGAAGGGACTTTTAAAAGCAGGCTGGCCAGAGAAAGGTCGCAGGAAAACCACCCTCTCTGTTTGTTTTTTTAGTATTAACTATTCACCACTGTTCACCTTTAATAAAAATATAAGTAATACAGTAAGTTAAAGGGTGAACAGTTGAGGGTCTGACTGTTCACCGTCTGTTCACCACTGTTCACCTTTGGTTTTTTCCTCTGTAGTGACTCTTATATTTTTTTCTGGTTAATTTTCATCTTATCAATGAATAAAAGTATTCAGTAAAGGGCCATTACTTTGCCAATGATTACCAAAAGATTGCCAACGTTTGCCACTGTATAAAAATCAACCTGTTGTGTGATGACGCACTACAAAAAGACTTGTTGCCCTGAGAGAAAATATTCACAAAATAGAGCGCTACCCGAGGCCGGACGGACACGACCGGCACTGTATGGACTTTATGAGGTAGCCCGATGCACACCGCTTTTTCTTCCCCGTCTTCTGCGCCTGTCGCCCCGCCGATGCCGTTTTCTGACGCCGTTCAGGAGCGCTTTATCCGCCTGCCCGAAGTGATGCACCTGTGCGGTCTGTCCCGATCCACAATTTATGACCTCATCAGCCGGAAGGTTTTCCCGAAACAAATCTCTCTGGGCGGTAAAAACGTGGCGTGGGCGCAGTCGGAAATCACCGCATGGATGGCCGAGCGGATCGCCAACCGTAACCGGAGCTGCGACGCATGATGATGGCCGTTCTTCTTAAAGCCCCTTTTTCTGGCTTGCTTCCGTTCGCCATTTCCAGGTATAGTTTTCCTGCTGTCGCAAAATCGACAGCCGGGATTTGCAGCCCGTGTAACTTATTGGCGACACAACACGCGCCAAGCGTGTTTTTTTATGTCGTTGCTCTGACACACCTATTTTTGGGGCTGTGGTGTTTTCGCCATAGTTCCTCTCAGATAATGGTGGTCCGGGCGGGGCAGCCTTCGGGCTGGCCGGTTTCCAATAAGGCCGGTACTGCAAACCCCGTCCGGGCTACCACCCATGAGATTTGCAGCTCTGGTGGTGGCGTTAACCGCTACTTATTGGAGGTTGCCCTTATGGCTACGATCCTCACCCCGTTACACCCGCAATTTGTCTTTGTGTTTGCCGCCGTTCGCCGTGCAGACCGTAAACCCCGTATCTGTATGCTCCGCACCGTCGCCGGTAACGAACACGCTGCACGCCGTTCCCTCGTGCGTGATTACATCCTCTCGTTTGCTGGCCGTCTGCCACTGGCGGAGGTGCACGCATGAAACACCCCGCGATCACCCTGAAAGACCTAGAATGCCTTGAGCACCTGCGCAACGTCGGCCAGCTCGTCAGCGACCTGTCGCAGGCGCAGGACAGCACCACCCTTTGCCATAGCCCCGCGCAGCGTTTGCAGCTCTCCTCCGTGGTCTACCTGATGACCGTTCAGCTCGACGGCGTGGTCGAACGCTGCAATCAGCGCTGGCTGACAGGGGAGGCTAACGCATGAAAAAGCCCTTACCGCCTGTATTACGTGCCGCCCTGTATCGCCGTGCCGTGGCCTGCGCCTGGCTGAATGTGTGCGCCCGTCAGCACCGCTACCCACAGCTCACGCTCGATGCGCTGGAAAACGCGATTGCCGCCGAGCTGGAGGGTTTTTATCTGCGCCAGCACGGCGAGGAAAAAGGCCGTCAGATTGCCTGTGCGCTGCTCGAAGATTTAATGGAAGCCGGTCCACTGAAAGCCGCGCCGTCGCTGTCCTTTCTCGGGATGGCCGTCATGGATGAACTCTGCGCCCGTCATATCGCCGCGCCGGTTGTGCACTGAGGGAGATAACAATGAAAATGAACGTAACGGAAACCGTAAAACAGGCATGCGGCCACTGGCCGCGCATTCTCCCGGCGCTGGGTGTGCCGGTCATCAAAAACCGCCATCAGGCGTGTCCGGTATGTGGCGGCTCTGACCGCTTTCGCTTTGATGATAAAGAGGGACGCGGGACGTGGTTCTGTAACCAGTGCGGCGCGGGTGACGGGCTTAAGCTGGTTGAAAAGGTGTTCGGCGTTTCGGCTTCCGAGGCCGCCGGGAAGGTGAACGCCCTGACCGGCAGCCTGCCGCCGGTTGCTGAGGACATGATTGCCGCCGCTGAGGCTGAAACCGATGCCAGCCGGAAAGCCGCTGCCACGCTTGCGGTCTCGCTGATGGCGAAAACCCGCCCGGCCACCGGCAACGCCTACCTGACCCGCAAGGGCTTTCCTGCGCGCGAATGCCTGACGCTGACCACCACGCACAAAACCGGCGGCGTGACCTACCGCGCCGGTGATGTGGTCGTGCCGCTGCAGGACGAGACCGGCGCACTGGTTAACGTTCAGCTCATTAATGCTGACGGCCTCAAACGCACCCTGAAAGGCGGCCAGGTAAAAGGGGCATGCCATATCATCGAAGGGAAAAAAGAGGCGGGGAAACGCCTGTGGATAGCAGAGGGCTACGCGACCGCGCTCACCGTGCATCACCTGACCGGTGAAACCGTCATGGTGGCGCTGTCGTCCGTGAACCTTCTTTCTCTGGCGAGCCTTGCCCGGAGTCAGCACCCGGCCTGTCAGATTGTTCTCGCTGCTGACCGTGACCTCAGCGGGAACGGCCAGACCAAGGCCGCAGCGGCCGCACAGGCCTGTGAGGGCACGGTTGCCCTCCCGCCGGTGTTCGGTGACTGGAATGATGCGTTTATGCAGCAGGGCGAGGACGCCACGCGCAAAGCGATTTATGCCGCCATCCGGCCAGCGGCACAAAGCCCGTTCGACACCATGAGTGAGGCGGAATTTACCGCCATGAGCACCAGTGAAAAGGCGATGCGGGTGCATGAGCATTACGGCGAAGCGCTGGCCGTGGATGCGAACGGCCAGCTCCTGTCCCGGTATGAGGCCGGGACATGGAAAATTATCCCGCCGTCGGATTTTGCACGCGACGTGGCCGGGCTGTTCCAGCGCCTGCGCGCCCCGTTCTCGTCGGGGAGAATTGCCTCCGTGGTCGATACCCTGAAACTGATTATTCCCCAGCAGGCCGCCCCGGCACGTCGTCTGATTGGTTTTCGCAATGGCGTGCTCGATACCCTCACCGGCGTGTTCAGCCCACACAGCAAATCGCACTGGCTGCGCACCCTGTGCGACGTGGACTTTACCCCGCCGGTGGAGGGCGAAACACTGGAAACCCACGCGCCAAACTTCTGGCGCTGGCTCGACCGTGCCGCCAGCGGCAATGCAGCAAAGCGGGACGTGATACTCGCTGCGCTGTTCATGGTGCTGGCGAACCGCTATGACTGGCAGCTTTTTCTCGAAGTCACCGGCCCCGGCGGGAGCGGAAAAAGTATTCTGGCCGAAATTGCGACCCTGCTCGCCGGGGAAGACAACGCCACGTCTGCGACCATCGAGACGCTGGAATCACCACGTGAGCGTGCGGCGCTGATTGGTTTCTCGCTGATACGCCTGCCTGACCAGGAGAAATGGAGCGGGGACGGCGCAGGACTTAAGGCCATCACCGGCGGCGATGCCGTATCGGTTGACCCGAAATACCGCGATGCCTATTCGGCTTATATCCCGGCGGTGATTCTGGCCGTGAACAATAACCCGATGCGCTTTACCGACCGCAGCGGCGGCGTGTCCCGTCGCCGGGTCATCATCCACTTCCCGGAGCAAATCGCCCCGGAGGAGCGCGACCCGCAGCTTAAGGACAAAATCGCACGCGAGCTGGCCGTCATCGTGCGTCAGCTTATGCAGCAGTTCAGCGACCCGATGACGGCGCGCACCTTGCTCCAGTCGCAGCAGAACTCCGATGAAGCACTCAGCATCAAGCGCGACGCTGACCCGACGTTTGATTTTTGCGGCTATCTGGAGGCGCTGCCGCAGACGAACGGTATGTTTATGGGGAACGCCAATATCATCCCGCGACAACCCCGTAACTATCTCTATCACGCCTATCTGGTCTATATGGAGGCCAACGGTTACAAGCATGTGCTGAGCCTGAAAATGTTCGGGCTGGGGCTGCCGATGATGCTCAAAGAGTACGGGCTGAACTATGACAAGCGGCACACCAAGCAGGGGACACAGACCAACCTGACGCTCAGGGAGGACAGCAACGGCGACTGGCTGCCGAAGTGCGATGAGTCCGCAGCGACATAACCTACCTCAGACCGGCAACCGCCGGTCTTTTTATGCCTGACTGTCCTGCGAGGTGAACAATCGACTGTTCACCCTTCACCATCTGTTCACCACTTAACACCATGAAATTACTGTATAAAAATGAAAGGTGAACAGAGTGAACAGTAAAACCTAAAAAAACTTTTTACCCCCCTCCTTGCCCGACCCTGCGCGTGCAAAAATCACAAAGGTGAAGAGTCGACTGTTCACTCTTCACCAACTCACCACCACTTAACGCAATGATTTAAAATGGGAAATTATCGTGGTGAACAGTGTGAACAGTTAAATGCAAAAAAAGATTTTTATGGGGTGGGGATAATGTCTGACCTTGCTCAAAATGATTAATAAACAACAATCAAAGGAAGACAGATTTTTTGTGACTTTCCATAATTGGTACACGTTTAGGTACACACCAGAAACTTGAATTAGAAAAAGTTCTTTATATTTAAATACATGAATAATTTATTCAGATTCCCCCAGCACCAAAATTCTCCATCGGTGATTACCAGAGTCATCCGATGAAGTCCTAAGAGCCCGCACGGCGCAAGCCCTGCGGGCTTTTTTGTGCCTTGAATTTGTCCCGCGAAGTCTGATGCCAACTAATTAAATCCGAACCTTTTGGGCACCTTGTTAGGCACCTCATGAAGCTTTATTGTTTTTGAGGTGCCTAAAACTATGGAAACCCGGCAATGGCAAGACAAACCAAACCTCTATCCGTTAAAGAAATCGAATCAGCCAAACCCAAAGAAGCGGACTATGAGCTCTATGATGGCGATGGCCTTGAGCTACTGATCAAATCCAGCGGGAGTAAAATCTGGCAATTTCGCTACATTCGTCTCGTCACCAAGAAGCGAGCGAAAAGAGCATTGGCCCCTACCCGTCAGTTACGCTTGCCGATGCCAGAAACTATCGAGCACAGTCTCGCTCTCTCCTTGCGAAACAAATCGGTCCACAGGAACATTAGCAAGAAATTGACCTGCCTCCTCCTGTTTGATGGTCTGCCCTTTTTTAACGCCTTTGCTATGCCCAACGCCGATTGTCCAGGCGCCGCCACCGTCCAAGTATGCATTTAACTTGCAACCTTCATGCGCACGGATAAAGCCGATTCCGTTATTGCTTGTTTTCATTTTTGCCCTCAAATTTCTCTAAGAAACAACCTTCGAAATAAGTAAGGATTTTTACGCCCATCCATGCGGCCAAGCCGCAACCGTCACCAATACCATTGGACTGCCAGTCCAGGCGAAGCGCGATCAGGTACATGAGCGCAGCAGCAAAGCAAGAAATAAGCAGATTTGAAAGAATGACTTTCGCCGCCAGCGGTGTGCCAGTCAGGTGGAGATTTGCGAGATGGGCGAAGGCGCCGAACATGGAGAACGCCACTGCTATTTCGATGTGATCAAACATGGCAATCCCTTCCGGCTGCCCTGCCGTATTTACGCGTTTTTTCCTGTGGGCGGGTCCACACCTGTGCGGCGCTTAATTAAGAATTTAACGGGCGCATAAATGATGTGACTACCCAGCAGCGAGATGGCGATCGCGATTGTGCCGCGCGGCACTTGTACGCCAAAAATAGTCGGCATCACTGGAATAAACGGACGTATGCAGTAAAAAGCCAGTATGCAAAAAAACAAGTCGCCCAAGCGTTTTAAGTGCGAATTTGACGAACCAAGACAGGCGCGCGTAAACGCGCCACCAGCCATTATTGCAATAATACGAAATGCTTCTGGCGAGTTCGCGCATAGCATCAGCAACACTTCGGAAAGAGTGTGTTTGTAAGGCATTTTCTTCATCCACAAAAATTGCCCTCCACTGGCGGACATTTATTTAAATTATTAATAAAAAAGAAATATAAGTGCGGAATATTTTGGTTAATATCGCTTCGCCATATTTTACAATTTATTAAAAACATTCGGCGTAATGTTTCCTTGCCACTTGTTCAACTAAAAAGGAAATATTATGTCATGGAATAAAAAAGAAGCTGTTTCGTTCGCCCGCAGGCACGCACGTAGCGAAAGTCATGGTTATTGCGCCCGCGCGGTAGCGGCAGCAATAAGAGCCGGCGGCTTAAAGATTGACGGTGCTGACGCAAAAGATTTTTGGCTTTCTCTTGAGAAAGCCGGATTCACAAAAGTTTTAGGCGCTCCGGCAGAGGGCGATGTTGCTGTTATCGCCGTGCTCCCTGGTGCGCATCAGCACGGGCATGCGTGCATATATGATGGTGTGGGAACGTGGTATTCCGATTTCAAACAGAACAGCCTTTACCCGGGCCCCACTTATCGCAAAATACAGCCCAAAATCACTATTTATCGGCATGATTAATATGAAAAATTACTTACTGGCCTTCTGCCTGCTTTCATCCGTTGCTTTTGCCGGACAAAGCGATCCCATTGAACGGGCCGTTGAATTCAATCGTTGGTATGTGAGTCAGATAGCGAAAGATGTCTTCCCCATCACTGACGGCCACGAAATTGATAAATTTGTCACAGCGTCAACAATGAAAAAGCTTCGTCATACCCAGGAACCGGGATACGGCGAAGATGAAAGTAACGTTTTTTATGACGCCGACTTGTTCCTCAAGGCTCAGGACATCGGTGATGACTGGCAAAAAAATATCAATGCCGTTGCGGGCGATAGTGACCCGGTTTGTATAAACGTCTATGTAGCTTTCGGAAAAAAACAGGATCACATAGTCATTGACTGCATGATCAAAGAAAATGGCACATGGAAAGTACAGTCAGTTGCAGCAGTTGAGTTTTCAAAAAATCTGGCTGACTTAAAATAGAAACGGCGATCTGACAGGATTACTCGTGCAATGCACTTCGCGAATACCTCTGCCGGTTCGCCGAAAGCAAAAACCCCGCGCCGGCGGGGTTTTAAATCTGGCTGTCGGTTGAGACTATCCCTTGCAGCGCTCATTCAGTTGCATCTTGATATAGCTGAACACTTCATCAAACTGCGGAATATTGGCCGTTTCAGGGAGTGAAAAACTCTTCTCGCCCACCAATACAATAATCAGATCGCCCTCCTTTCCCATCTTTATTGGTGTATCAAGTGATGTATAGGGAGCCCCCTGCGTATCGCCACCGATCACCGTATGAAGTGTGAATGGAATGCACAGCACTGGTTTAGTATCAATATCCGCAGCGGAAATGTTATGCGGCTGAACATATCCGGGCGTGGCGGTGATTTTTGGCTTTCTTACCCACTCCTCATTAGTGGCGCCGTGAAAAAGTATCATTGTGTCATTTGCGGCGAAGTAATGAGGATACAGCATATCAAGTGATTTTCTGAATTCACTGATAAACTCGTCAATCTGTTTTTTAAGCTCAATTTCGATCTGCTTATGTTTTTCACAGGTTTTAGAAAACGTTCTTAATATATCCTGATATTTCATATTCATTCAGTCTTTCCATGGCTCATGAAAGTGAATATGCATATTTGTCGCCTTTTAAAATTTCAGAAATGATGAGCATCAACGAAGTAGGTAATTCTTTGTTTCGATGTGTAATGACTTATAGATTTATTGTGGGATGTAAGTGATATCGCGGACAATAAAAAACCGCTACTATGGGTGGGCATATGAAACAGGAAGCCCCGGCAGATACCGAGGCTCAAAATATTATAGGTATTAGCTAATTAATGATGGTCGTCATACTGGTGTTCAATGACCATCCCTTCTGCAACGCTCGCAACATGCCTTGCTCTAGGGTGATACGCTGCTACAGGCGCAGGTGCGGCAACCGGAGCGGGAGCAACATATACAACTTGCGGTACTGTGGTAGAAATAGCGCCAGACACAGTTACTGTTGATGGCACTACGACTACCTTATATCCACTGGGTACGTCTACCGTTACGCTTTGCGCCATTGCAGTTCCCCCCCCACCTACCATGATCATCGCTAAAAGAAGAGTTTTTTTCATAAATACGTAATCCGCTAAATAATTAGAGTGTCTAATATGCATAGGAAAGCTTAGATAAATCTTAAGCCACACTCAGTATCTGGTGCGAAAAGTGCTTATTTCCAAAACCGTAAACATTGCAAAACCTATTCAATCGACGGCGCAAAACGCTATCGAATGTCGATATCAGGGATGATCACTGAGAATTTGAAAGTCACGCGATAATGGTTAACGCTGGCGTTTGTGCCGCTCAGATCTTCCATAAACCCTGTGACATTATCAGACAGACCCAGCCTGTGCTTTTTAAAAGTGTTCGACCCTGTTTTACCAATCACTCCAAGCGTGTTTCCCGTACTGGAATTATCTTTCGAGCACAAGCCTGTAATTTCAAGCAT